TAATGTTAAACTTACAGCTCCTGGAATTGTAAAAATCGTGCCGTATGTATAAACACCTGCTGAACTTACTGACGTAATTGGAGCTATGTGAACTTCACTTAATCCAAATCTTACTTTATTTGCCATAATCTTACCTCCTATATTTCATAATAATTATGATAAATCTTTTCTTCATCATCCCATACTTCTTCACCTATGTCGTATGGTATTTTACTTGTATCTAATAATTCCTCGATAGTTTTTTGTAATGCTACATCTTTCTTTTCGGTTACTACTTCTATTTCAAAGTCATATGGTCTGTAGTATGTTATACCATCTGCTTTGAATGTCATTGGGCTTGTTTCTCGGTATACAATAAAAGGTGGCTCCACCTCTTTATCTGATTCAAAGTGTCCATATGCTACTGGTATATTTAGTGTCTTTAAAATATCAAATATTGTTTTATGCATAATTATGCTCCCTTCTTAATGATGTTAACTACATCCTTCTGGTATTCGTTTATACATTCCTGCTCTACTGGTCTTATATGAACCTTTGGGGTTGTGATTCCACCATTCCTTTTGGCATGTGGTTTCTCTAGTAGGTGTGTTAATCTCCAATCGGTTGCATTATGTATTACGTTTGAAAATGAGAACATTCCTTTGAATTCTTTCACTCTCCAACCTTTGCTATAATCACCTGTCTTCTTTGGTGATGTTTGTTTTAACCTGGTTACACCTTCTTTGGCCACTTGTACTGCCACGTCATGCATTTCATCGTATATTTCTTTCGAATAATCATTCAGGATGTCAGCTATGTCCATAAAATCACCATGTTTAGGCACTAACTTGCACCTCTTTGACACCAATTTTTCTTGTGCATACTAGCACTATATCAAACTTGTTTTTTGGATCCACGGTTCTTATTACTGCATATCTTTTGTTGTTCCAATTTAATTCTTTCTGGCCATCATAATCAAGTCTTTTCATCACAAATTCAACACTTGGGGTTAGACCTGATTCTACTGCACTGTAGAATTCGTTGGTTCTTACACTTTGCCTTTTGGCATATCTTTTGGTTAATCTAAAAGAGGAAGTTACAACGTTTCCGATGTCATCCTCTTCTAGTGTTTTATCAACCAAATAAATTATTTCTGTGTATTCCATATTACACCTCTTGACTTGATGTAATGTAGCTACCGATGTGTCTTAGTGTGTCCTTCTGTAATGCATACGAATTAGCATATAATTCTGCATTCACTACATCTAAGAAACTAAGCACGTATGTAATTATTGCTGTTTCTACCAAACTATCTGGATTCTCTACTAAAGCATTGACTATGCCAATACTTTTTAAATCTATCTCTGCAGCACTTATCCATAAGTTTATTGTGTTATCAAATTCGTTATGTGTAATGCCCTGTATTTTTTTGATTTTAGTTAGTAATGTTTCCGTATCTTGCATAGTCGCCTCCTATATTAATTAAGCACTTACGCCTGGTTTTGCAATTAGACAGAATGCTTTATCAGCTACTGCATTAATTCCAACGTATTTACGGCCTAGAATTCTTACTAAGTCACTTGTCATTAATGTAGTGTTATCGTATTTAATTTCGATTCCTTCGCCACTTGGATAGTTAGCTAATGCTCCATGATTGAAGTCACCTACAATAGCATATACTGCATTTGTATTTGCTGCACTGTATGCTGGTAATGTGTTATTGAATACTACTCTGTATCCTTCAAATGGATCAATAGGGAAGTTAGCTCCGTATTGTACTTCTTTGAATGCTGCATAAGTTAGTTTATTCATAACGATTGTGATATCGCTTGTTTCATCACTTAAGTTAGCAATTGCTTCTGCAATTAATCCAATTCCTGGGGCTTTTGTAATCTTGTTAGCTGATACTTTATCGTATACACCTGCATCATTAGCACTTAATGATTGAGGTAGTTTAGAAATTAAATCTACTAATTCATCAGCACATTTCTTTGCGATTCTATATGTTAATTCATCATAAATGTAACGTAAGAAATCCTCGCCTCTTAAATCTAGAACTTCATCACTAACTGAGATCCATTTCTTAATTGATACTGGTGTAAGTGTTACAACACCTAGAACTAATGATTCTTCTGATACTGATCCGTTTCCTTCTTGATGTACTGTTGCTCCATCAGCACTTACTTCAAATTGAACTTTTAGGTTTCCTTTTACTGATATTGTACGTACATGTTGGATTAATTCTTCTCTTTCCCATGCTGTTTTTACGATGTCATATACTACATCTGGTACTTCTACTGTTGCACTGTTACCTGTTGCATATCCATCAGTTGTAACTAATGCACGTAATTCTTTGTCATCATTTGTTTTAATGTATTCTGCAAATGCTTCGATATACTTTTGTGAGTTTCTTAACTCTTCTTTGTTGTTTTCCATACTTTTTTCCTCCTTAACAACTTCTTTGGCTACCATAGTTTTTTTATCTAATTCATCAGCTATGGCTTTTCTTGCTTCTTGCTCATCTATTTGTTTTTCTTCGGCATTTAATACTTCAACCTCTTCGGTTAATTTTTGGATTTCTTCTAGATCCTCTGTATTATCTACTGCTTCACGAATTTCAAGTTTACGAGCTTCGATTTCTTCTTTTCTAGTCTTCTCTTCCATGTTAGACCTCCTTTGTTTTTTGCTATTTAAGGCATAACTGCCATTATTCCTCTCCAGGATTTATCAAACAACTTAGTTGGACTCCACCAACAAAAAAACAGCTCTCCAGCTGCTTTCCCATCGTTGTATTAACCTAACTTTGCTTTTAGCTCTTCTTTGGCTTTTGCTACTTCTATCTTTCTTTCCTCTTCTTTTCGGATTTGCTCTCTTCTTTCTAGGAATTCATCACTTTTGTTTCTTGATACTGATACATCCGTTGCATTGTAGAATGGTTGATCTACTACTGACACATCGAATACTTTGCCTATCTTTGTTATGGTTCTTGTATCTGTTTCGTAGTCGTAGTTATCCTCTTCTACTGTAAATGCAAATGATTGCTTATCAATTAAGCCACTTTTAATTGCATTGAATATGTTTTTGTGTTCTGTAATGTCATCTTGTAATCTGGCTGTCATGTATAAACCTTTATCATCAGTTTTCAATTCTAATGATTTATTCCTGGTTCTTGCTAATACCATGAAACTGTCATTGTGGTTGTAACGTAATACAACATCACTCATGTCGGATTCATCGAATGCTCCTTTAGCTATTAGTTCTGTATATGCATATGTTTCTGGGCTATCAAAAACTGCAGCATATCCTTTTATTTCCATTTTGCCTTCTTCTGTGTCTTCTGCTCTAAATTGAATGTCTAGCTTTCTAATTTCCTTTTCCTTCATTTCCCTCATCTCCTTCGTTCATTACACTATGATTCTGGTCTATTAATATTACATCTCCATCTTCTCTTGGTGCTAAGTTGAATACTTCTCTTAATTCATTCAACGTCATTATGTTATTCGCATACCTTAATAAATTAATCTTGGTATTGTTACTTGCATATTGTAATCTATTGCTTTCGAATATTATTTCATTTCCAAATGATAGCTCTGTTTCACTGAATAACTTATTCGTGAATTCTAAGCTCATCTGTAATCCTATTGGCTCTAGTACACTTTCGTAGAATGCATTCCATTGATCCTCACTGTAGCTACTTTGTAGGATGTTTAGATTAACTCCAAAATATGACAATACTTTATCGTTTATTTCTTTTATTTGTGTTTCGTTGGCTGTGGTAGGTTCGATTTTAACAGGTGTAAATTCTGTTGTCGCATCTAATCCACCAATGCCACTTTTATCTGCATGTTCTATAAAGTCTTCTACAAATTGATCCCTCATCTTTTTTACGTCTTCTGGTTTAAGTAATGCCTTTGTGGATTTTAGTAAACCTTTTATTGATGAGGTGGTCTTTATTGCATTTATTATTCCTTCATCTAGAACATGCTTCATTGACATGGTTTTTACTATTGGTAGGTTTGTGCCTCCAAATACACCACCTTTACTTGTAAATCTTGTTAAATGGATACAGTCATCATATGGTACGTATCTTTCTTTTGAAGTGCCAAATTTAAACTTTACAAACAATTTGTCGTTGCATTCATATAATTTACCTTCACTAAAATCTGACGGATAAAGTCCTGTGACTCTGTTTTTATTCAAGTCTTTTTGAACATAAATAAACGAGTCATTGTATAACTCTAGATTTGTAATTACCTGGTAATAAAATTGGTAGGCATTCTGTAGCTCATTGGGCTTCTTTGCTAATATTTTATAAGTATAACCTCTTATGTTTTCAAACTGCCCATTGTAGTTTCTGATATGCTTCGGGTGCATCTTTGCTCCGTTTCTTGCTATTGCATCAATGCATGCCATTACATCTGGATCGTTAATTAAATCCCCTTTGTAGGTTGTAAACTTTGCCTCGCTACCATCTAGGAATTTAACCGATGTCACCTTTGATGGCTCGTTGCTCGCTTCACTTTTGAATAGTCTTTTAAATAAACTTCTAATTTCCATCAAACTACCTCCTCGCTTATATAGTTAAGATACTCTTGTTGTCTATTCACATAAATGACGTAGGCATCCATTAACGATGCTACTCCATCTATTCTCTGTCTTGCTTTCTCTTTGGATAACATGATATTTTCATTGTCATCCACTTTTACTGCTGCATTGGATAGGTTCCACTTGGTTATTGGATTATTGTTGTAGTTTATCTTTTTGTCTATTAAGTCAGCTTTCATTTGTTTTAATGGGGCTGATTCTGTTTTGTATCCCTGCCTTACTTCTACCATATCAAATCCATAGTTTGTCATTTCATCACACCAGAATTGTGCATTCCAGCTATCGTATCCAATCCATAAAGGCCTTAAATCATTTTGCTCTACTTCTTCTATAAACCACGAAGTTACATCGTGGTAGTCGATTTTACTATCGCCACTTAATCTTAAATACCCATTTTTGTACCATTTGTCGTATGGTATCTTATCATCTATTACTTTCTTTTCTAATGCATTGGTTGGGATCCAATACATTTGCTTTACGAAT